GATTGCGTAATCCAGACAGGCTTTATGACGGATCGTCGCTTGATTAGCCTTCTTGTATGCAATGTTGGTTTCTCGTAACCGTGCCTTGTGGAGAGACTTCCACTCGGCAGTCTTCTGGCGTTTGCGTTGCTGCTTGCAGGCGTCGGAGCAGCTAAGGTGTGTCCGTTGTAAAGGGGTAAATGTGCCCCCACAGACGATACACTCGATATCCATAGCTGCTCCTATTGTTTACATGATGTTGGATCGAGCCAGCTTTGCTTCGACCTTTGCGCGGAACGCAGGGTTCTTAGCGTACTCAGGGTTCCCCATGTCTTTCATGAGGTCCGCTGTGCTTTCGTAGGCAGACTGACCAGCAGTCGAAGGTTTACCGTTCAGTGTTACCGAGGGTTCCTTACCGTTTGCAGCAGTGTACTTCGTGTTGAGGTTCTCAACGGCCATCTTCATGGCGGCTGCGTCACCGCTTTCGATCACAGAGTTGAACGTGTCGATGTCAGCTTCTGCGAGGTTATCAGCAGCCCACGTGACCATATCAACGTACGCCTCTTCACCACCTACAGGCTCCAAGATGGAAGCACGTGCAGCATCTGCATCAGCCGTCTGACCTTTGATGTACGACTGGACCATCTCAGGGGTGATCCCGACTTTACCCAAGGCTTCGAGGCTCTCAGGTGTTAGTTCACCCTTCTCAGCGTATTCTTCACTGAGAGCGTCCATGTTGAGACCAGCATTCTCGACGGCTTCATCAGCAGTCTTTGCAGTCTCTTCCTTAGGAGCGGAATTACCCTTCTCCAACTCGGTGTAGGCCTTAGCCATATCCTCGACCGTAGCGAACTTCTCAGGCAACCACTCAGGGCGTTCCGGTGTGTTCTCTTCGCCAGCCAGCTTCGGTTCATCGACCTTGGCAGCATTGGCAGCAGCTTCTTGAGCCGCCGCCTCTTGCTCGAGTGTAGGTGTTTTATCGTCGGGTGTGACTTCGAGTTTCTCTGTCATTCTTATCCTTGACCACCAGCCATCATGGCAGCGGCACCTTCTTTAGCGATCGCAGGGATAGCCTGTTTGGCCATGTCCATGCTTTGCGCTTGTTGTTGTTGAGCCTGTGCGTCGGCCATCTCTTGCTGTTTCTGTTCAGGTGTCTTCATGAGACCAGCTAGATCAATGCCGAGGGCAGTACCGATACGGGTGATGTAGTCGTTAACGTTCATCTCTGATTGTAGGACGTCAGGACCCAGAGGCTGTAGAGCCTTGAGGAACAAGTCGTACTTCGACAGATCATGACCACGTCCAAGGGCTTCGAGGCCTGTGACGATGGTTGGCTTGGCGACACCCTTAGGTAACGCTGGAAGCTTCTTCTTTCGGGTCAGTCGGTCAATCACACGCATGACGTATGGCAACTGGTATTCCTGAGAGAGGATCGAGTAGACACCACCAAGTGCATCTTCGAGTTCACCCGCCATGTAGCGGACTTCCTCTGCGGTCACTCGTTCACCTGCCCGTTGCACTGCGCTATTCATCAGGAATGCGTAAGCGAGACGCTCAGTGATCGTGGAGATTTGCTGTTGGGCAACGGACATGTCGGCGTGTTTACCAACCTGTAGCGCCTCCACTTCATCAGCACGGCCTGCCACTGCAGCACCGTTCTCTGCGTTCATCACGTCTTTGGCTCGAGTGCTACCACCGGGCCTCACTAGGAAGATAACGCGAGCAGAAGCCGCAGAGCCTTCCAAGAGTGCCTTTGAGAGACCCTCGAGTGAGATGAGGTCACCAAGGTATTCCTCGACGTACCCGCGGCCATAATCTTCGCCATCGATCCGTGTCCAACGTAGGGCAATGATCGGGGACTTCTCTTTAGGCCATGAACCTTCGCTGTCAGGGACGCGGACACCATCAACCTCTTGGTAGGATAGGACCTTGTCACCCTCGAGGTAGAACTTGGTGTGTAACTTAATGGTTGCTTTGGGATCGACCTTGGTCTCTGCGCCCTTCATGCTCTCGGACACGAGTTCCTTGAGGTCCTGAGGGAGAGACACAAAGGCGACCTCTTCTTCGATGATCGTTTCCAGCATCTCACCCATAGGGTCACGCACGGTGACATAGCGAGACAATGGGTATACCCGAGTGCCGCCGTCCTTAGGGAGGTACAGGAGGACGTTGCCGCCTACGATCAGGTGCTTGAGTGCCTCAAAGTGTGCCGAACGATCACCGCTGTCTTCGATAGACTGCATGACTGACCGCTCGTATTTACCTAGGGCCTGATCGACCTTAGCACGAGCACCTTCCTGCTGACCAATCTCCTCGGCTGTGAAGTCGTCCACACGCATAGCGAAGAATGGTGAGTTAGGAGGGAATAGGGAGAGGAGGAGTTTAGAGGCGAGGTTGTTCACGCCGCGAGCACCTACACCTTGGTAGGGCGTCGGGTAGTTCGTATGCTTTCCTGTCCCGCTTTCGGGGATCAGGGTGGGGATGGTCAACTTAGCGCACTCTCGTGCTCGGCTTAGGTAGACCTCACGATCAACTGCCAGTAGGTCATAGCGACCCTGACAAGTTCCTTCATTAGACATGGGCTACCTCCGAGGGTTATACGCCTGTTTTCTTGGGGATGCCGCCAAGTTTGTTCGTGCGGGTAGTTGGTGCCTGTGTGTCGATCTTGTAACGGCTCAGACCAGAGCGCTTCCGTGCCTGTGCATCAGGTCGGTCGGACTTCTTGGGTGCCAGTTGTTCGAGAACAGGAGGAGGTGCCGGAGCAGGGGCTGGGGCTTCAATGTCGGGTGCGCTGCACATGGTTAGTTTCCTTCGAGAATGGTTTGGGATTGCTCTTCGAAGATGCTGCGGAGGTGCCGCACCAGATCAGCCTTTCCGGCATCGAACCAGATTTGACGTTCAGGAGTTGAGAGCGAGGGGGATGTGTCGGGACAGATACTCTCGAGGTAATCCACGAGGTCTGCATCGATGTTTGGGATACCTTCCATAGACACTCCGATTGTTACTTAGAGAATACGTTAGGTATTTCCTTCTGTTAGGGGTCCCTAATTGCCGAAAAAATGACTGACCCGAAGGTCAGCCAAGTAAGTCTTTGATATTACTCAAGAAGAGCGGAGTAGCCACGCTTCACGGCAGTGACTTGGATCGAACCAGAAGATACGATCTATCACGGCACACGCAGCCTTTGCGTGGGGGTTCCCGTCTAAGCGGGATTGCCACGTACGAGCACAGAGGGACCAACCTTTAGGCCCTCCTGTTTTGTTGTTGACGAAGATGCTGAGTTTGATGAGAGGCTTCGGGATGTTCATAGGTCTGCCTGCCATTTCCCACCACGGTTGGCGAAGGTGTCCTTCATGTACGTCCGAGTATCGTGGAAGTAGACAATGATGCCCTCAGGGATATACCCAGCGGCCCCAGCGTTGGCCCAGAGATCACGCATGGTGACCTCGAGTGCTGCTGGCTTGTAGGGACCGCGATACAACACAGGGACGTTCTGGACGCACTCTGGGAGTGTCTCAGCGGGACGGAAGGTGTTGAACAGGAAGAACTGCTTCGTCTCGAGCATGTGAGGGTTCTTCTGGATTCCGGGACCCACCCATTCACCATAGTGGTAACCGTCGCCCAACTTGACGAGTTCCTCGGCGCGATCCACGGCCCAGAAGGCGAACCCCATGTTGTCATCGCCGGGTTTGATGAGGCGGTTACGTGACTGTAGGCCTACCAGTTCACCGTCTCTTACGATAACGCAAGCATTGGTCCCATCGAGTTTCTCGGTGATTGTGATCTGGTGACCTTTGTTACGCGGGGTCTTACCCCAAGGCTTGAACTCAACGCCGCCTTCGGCTGGGGATGTGTCATAATCAAACATTTGAATGGTCCTTATTTTGAAGGGGGTTTCTCGAGGACAATCTCGACGTATTTCTTCTTGGTATACTTAGCGCCGCACTGGCACTTGATCTCAGGGTCACCGTAGGTTCTCACTGGGATGATCTGTTCACAGAAATTACATTTGAACTTCACGCGTCCACCTCACGGAGGAACAGTACGTTGGAAGCCTGCCCAATAGCGGCTAGGGATTTCATGCGGTGGGACCTTGAGCACAAAAGCATTACCTCGAGACCATTTGAGGTTTCAGTGATGCGGTAACGGGCTGTGTCGGTGGTCAGGACGACATCACATGTCTCCGTCTCACATGAGGTGTCGTTGGGAAGGACTTTCATGACGTCTCCTGTTGTGAATTGGAATGATTGGG